CTTCTCCAGTTAATAATCCTAAATTTGTACTGTATGTAGGTCGTAACGGCATTATGCTCTCGATAAATAAATATTGCCTTGGGAGTCTATTTCAGTCTCTACCCCATCAAAAGGCTGTCCAACAGCTTGAATATTTATTGGAAGCCCTCCTAATCTTACTTCTCCATAAACAACGGGAATTGGCTGTCCTGCTAAAAATCTATTTTGTGGCCCATTAAATACATATGTATCATCAGGATTCATTTGTTCTTTTACCTCTGGCGCTAGATATTCTTGTAAGCCTTCTCGAATTAATCCAGTACCAAAACCAATCAATACTTTTCCAAGATTTGGAGCAAAAGGACTAACTACAATTCCCACTATGGTTAATACTGCTCCCAAGAAACTTTTAAGAAAATTTGCTCCAGCAGGAGCCACGCTTAAAATAACATCACCCTCTTTAAGAGGAAATAAGGGAGCTTCTTCTTTACCAAGATATTTATCTCCATTGTATACTCGTAAATCTAATTCTCTATCTGCTAAATCTATAAGGTACTTTCTAAAACCAGGTTTATTCGCCTCAATACCTTTTACTACGTCCTGCAGATTATCAGAGTCAAGAACTATTTTTTCTCCGAACTTATCTTTTAGTTCTCCTGTAAAATATATGGTTCTTTTCATTATGAATTCTCTAAGATTAGATCAAAATTCAAAATAACTACGTTATTTGAATTTTGATTAGAAGTTCCTCTAAAGTCTATGTCTGTTTTTTCCTCTAATCTAAGAGGAGCGAAGAAATCTTGTGTTACTGTAGTTTCCAATATGGACATTTGGCTTTTAATTTGAAACACAGAGCCGAAATCTCTAGTAAACATCTCCATCAATATACTATCATTATTTCCACATCCTGCTGTATATCTGACTAAGTATCCTACCTTATTTCTAGGAATTGTATATACACCCATAAGAGTCTGGGCTTTGCCAGCATCGATTAAAGCTATAATAGTGCCCGAATTGCTATCCGCTCTGGCATAAATTGCGGCAGTATTAGTAAAATTCGACCTCATTCTAAACACTCTAGTAAAAGTTTGACTACTGCTGCTTCCAATAGCTATAGTTTCTGAGTAGTCATCATAGTTTGAGTCTAATCCAATAACTTCTACCGTGCCGGAGTCAGAGCCTGTTACATAAATAGTAGCAGGAAGAGAGTCCCAAGGGTATAAACCTCCATTAGACCAAATACTTTCTGCTGAAGTACCGACAGCAGGGTTTGATCCAAATTTATGAATTGAATCTAGGTAGCCTGGGTGGGTAGATCTGTGTCTGCTAATATCTAATCTAGTTGCCATTTATTTCTCCGGATAAACTGTAGTAAGTTTCATTTTAGGATAGCTAAAGATCCAATAAGGTATATTTAAAGCCTGACAGGTTTCTATATCTTTTTGACTAGGCTTGCTGTCAGAGTCTACGTGATTATGTACTATCGCCACAATGTTAGAGTAAAGAAGATGATAAACATATACATCTTCTTCTAGCTCAAATGAATTTTCTGGGTCTTCTGAAATATTTTTAGAAGCTATCCACTCAAAATCGTTTGTGCCTTTATCTATAACTAAGCCGCATCCTTCGTTAGGATACTCAGCATCGAAATGTTCTTTTATTTGATCTATTAATTCTTTCATCTTAAATATTTTCTTGCTAACCCTGGAAAGCCCCCGAAAGGTAAAACTTTTGTAGTATCTTTATCTACACTCGGAGGCTGACTAGCAGCTCCAGAACTCACAGGTTTAAAAGCAAATCTAGAAGCACAGGAGTTTAGCTTTTTACCACAAACATCTCCAGGAGTCCAATATGCGTTAAATCCTGGTGTTTCTCCTGATATAGAAGACGTTACCTTCCATACTTTATTTGAATTTATCACATAATCATTGTGTTGAGTATCTACATAAGTATAGTAAGTTGTACTGCTACTGTATGTAGAATAAACTCTCACTCTTCTGAACGAACTGTTTGTATCAGAAGGCGTACCAGGAGAACTATCAGTCGCAGTAGCTTGCCAATAATTAGTAACAGTTTGAGAGCTTGAGCTACCGTCCGTGTTTATTCTAGTCTCTGAGCTAGTAGTAGAATAAAAAGCATCCTTTGTAACAGATCCGCTGCTATATGATGTAAAAGATGTACTTGAAGGTATAATAGGTTCGTCTAGCTCATTAAAATAAACAGCGTGTGTATAGCCGTCTAATATCCATTCTCCTGTATCTGACCAATAACATGCTGAATACTCTCCTCCTACATTTGATAAGTTTACTCCTTTGTATATCCACGAACATAGATTTGCTGTAGCCCTTCTATGAGGAATTGTGATTCCTTGTGTATCGAAAGGCGACGCTAATTCAAAAATTACAGAAGAATTATCCATTTTAATAATATTTTCTATAATATATGTTATCTTTGGAAACTCTACAGGAGCCGAACCACTTCCTGTATCTGCAGAGCCCCCGTTTATGTATTTTGCAAGAGTTACTCTTCTAGTAATTTTCTTTCCCACTAAATCATCGTAGGTGTAAATATTTGCACCAGCTAAATCAGAGGAAAAAGTAGTTGCAATAACACCTATACTAAGTGTAGGTCTACTCTCAGAGCCCATAGTCTGTCTAGTTTCGCCGTCCATAGAAATAGGCAAAGCAGTATACGTAACAGACGAGTAAGGACTAGAGTAAGTATACCACCCTAAGTTTGCCGAAGACGCATTTAACCCAGGATGATACCTCAAGGTAGTATTTGAAGACGCTTCTATTTCATAAAAATACAGTAAAGAATCTAATTCTTGCTTTGCTGCATCCGTTGCAATTAGATTTGTCATGACTCATACACTCTTCTAAAGGTTGCACTACAAGAATAGAAATTTGAATTTACAAACTCAGTACTATATTCCTCACAGACTACTTTTACTGTTGTTTCATTATCAGTACCATTTGTATCTGGAACTGTGAAATCAAAAGAAGTTACACCTTTCTTAGAGTCTAAAAAATCTATGATATCATCAATTTCTGATTTTTGTCTAGTAGCAAAACTAACATTATAAGCCTCTTGAATTGAGTTTATACCATTTGCAGATCTTTGCTCGTATCCGTCACCAAACTTTGCTATAAGTACAGAAGGCGAGCTTTGTCTCACCATTACATTATCAGGAATAACTTGAATGTCAGATCCTGTAGAGTTATAGCTTTCTGCTTGTGGTATTGTAAATCCTAAAGCCATGATTATATCCTATTAAGAAGACCGCCTTCTCTGCTTTGAACTATAATTTCTTGCTTCACTGCCTCTGACAAAGCCTGGCCAAATGCTCTTGCTTGAAGTTCTGAGTTTTTAGAACTTACTTGTGTACTTGTTTGACCGTTTGCTACAGTAACATTTACTGATACATTGTTTGTATTTCCAGCATTTCCAGTCATTTTTACAGGAATATTTTTTCCGTCCTGAAGAGGAACTACTGCTTCAGTACCATGTAGCATAACAGGATAGCCTGAGTCTCTTCCTCTAGAAATACCGCCGTCTGAGTAAGAAGGCACCATGCCATACCGAGCTTCTGTAAACATTCCTCCGTATCTAGCACCTCCAAATATAGATGAAACAAAATCTGTAATTCCGCCCACGATTCCTTTACCGGCTTTGGAAGTCATCATAGCATCTACTAGTGCTTTTGTTACTGCGTCATTTAAGGCTTTTGCGAAAGACTGAATAAACATTAATGATGCATCGGTTACGGATTCTCCCATAAAAGCAGCCTGTAACACATTTGTCATGCCAGATTCAGTCTCTTTTAGAAGTTCTTGAGATAATTGATAAGATCTGCTCAGTCTTAGCTCTACTAAATCGGCTTCTAACTGTAAATTTGCTGCTTGTAACTCTAACAATGCTCTCTGCTCAGGCATAATGCCTTCTTTTCTAGAGTTAATGAGTTTTTGTTCAGCCTGTAGTAGAAGATCCTGTTTTTCTAATCTTGCTAATGCTTCTTCTCTTACTCTGGAAGGCAGTATAGAGTTTTCTGCAAAAAGTCTTTCTGTTCTACCTGTTTCCTGAGCTATAGATACGGAAGTTAATTCCCTTCTTATTCTTAACTCTTCCTTGGCGATGTCTACACCTCTTCTGGCTGCCTCTACTTGGGCATCCATCTCTTCTCTCTTGCCTATTGCAAGGGCCAAAGAAAATTCCTGGGCTCTGGTTAATTCTGTTTGTTGGCTTAATTCTGCTATAGTTAAATCATTTGCTCTTTTAGCTTCTTGGGCTCTTTCTACTCCTAACTCTGCTCTACTCACTCCATTTGTGTAAAGTCTTTGATCTAATCTAAGTTCTTTTGCTTTTATAGTGGATAACATAATAGCAGAATCATTTTTTATTAGTGCCAATGAATCTTGCAACTTAATTTGGTCTATTAAGAACTTTTCTTCGTCCTTTAATAGTTGTAATCTTTTTCTAAGCTCTGTATTTGTAACAGAAAGAAGATTTGCTTGTGTATGTTCACCTAGGTTTTGCAGGTCATTGATTTTAATCTGATTAGCCAGTATAGTTTCCTTTAGATCTATTTCTTTGTTCTGCATATCTAACTGTACTTTTCTTATTTTATTTTCAGGATTATCTACAAATAATGCAGCAGTTTGAGCAAGGATGCCTTGCCTTTTTTTCTCATTATCATTTTGCATATTATAAAATTGTTGGTACTTTCCTGCTAAGCTGCTCAATAAGTTCTCTGCTAATTCGAACCTCCTTGTCTCATCTCCTTCAGTCTCTTTTAGAAGTTTTTTTACAACATTAGTTCCAAGTATATTTTTAAGGTTACCTTCAGAAAGCTCACTCATATTACCTGCAACAGCAAACTCTTCTGCTAAAGTCTCTCTTAATTCTTTTATAGAAACTCTCAAATTTTTGAAGGTGTCTCCTTTTGTTAAAACATTTGCCCCATCTACTACTGTTTTATAAAAATCCTGCGAAGCATTTGTAGCAGACTTCATTTTACCGGAAAACTCTACAATTCTTTTATTCTGTGTGCCCAAGGCTGCAATGCCTTCACTATTCAATTTAAGAAGTAGTTTTTGAACATCTGCTAATTCTTCTTGTGTAGGAATTTCCTTGTTCTCTACAAAATCTCGAAGAAGTTTTCTTTTCTGTCTCATTTCTTCCATAGCTCCTATAACAATCTCAGTATTTCTTAATTCTGATGTTGCTAGTGCTAATTCTGCTTGTGCTATATTTTTTCTTACTTTTTCTAACGCGTCGACTTGCTCGTCTAAGAGTTTCGTTTTCTTTTCAAGATCTTGTTCTGCTATAGCTAATCCTGCCATACCGCCACCAGCCATACCCATGCCGGCAAGTCCTCCGCCTAAAGCCCCAAATGCTAAACCTGTCTGTAAAGACGAGTAGTTTTGTCTAAGATTTTCTAGATCTTTTGCAGCAGACTTCATTTTCTCAAGATCTATGCTTAATGCATCAGCAGGAATATTAAAAGATAAAGATCCTAGCATATTAGAAATAGCTAATAATCCGTCTGAGCCCGCTTTGCCCATTGCGTTTAACTCAGAAGATACTTTTTTTATCTCCTTTCTCTGAGCTTCTAGTGCCTCTGAAGTTTCATTTAATTTTTTCTTAAATTCTTCGTTTTCATCCTGCCCTCTAATATAAGTATATATTAGTTGTCCAAAGGTAAAAATTAATCCTGCTATTGCTACTACATTCAGTGCTGTGGCTACGGCGCCTCCTATTGCAGTGAAGGCTACTACACCTGCTGCTCTTATAGCAGCAAAATGTCCAGTAGCCATTCCTCTTGCAGAAATAAATTGTGCTTGCATCTTTTTAAAGAAACCATTTATTCCTCCTTCCATTCTACCTGTTTCATGTAGCAGAGCGGCTCTAGCTTGGACAGCAAATCCCTGCACAGCAAGTTGTGCGCTTTTACCTCCTTCGATCACAGAAGAGTTCATAGCCTTCGCGGATCTTTCTATATCTCTCAGCATAGAATCAGTAAAACCACCTGATAAAAGCTTATCTTGATGTCTTTCACCAGTGTAGCCTGCCCCCACTATAGACCTTCCAATCTGTTCTCTGTCAAATCCTTCAAATCTAGTAGCAGCAGGTAGAGCTGCTCTGATAGGACTTGCAAAAGCGAAACCTGCTATAGCAGTAGCAAAGAGACCACTTTGTGCAACAGCTTCGGATAACAATTCTGCGAAAGGAGCTATACTTTTTTGCAGGCTAAGTAAAATATCGTTAAATGCTTTTCCAGCTTTATTTACCTGATTTACTTTGACCTGAAATTTACCAAACTTATCTTCACCTTGTTCTAATACGGCATTAACTACAGCTTGGCTCTTTTCAAAGGTTGTCAGATCATTTGCGCTTTTCCCTATTGATCTTCCGTAATTCTCTGCCGCTTCTTGCAGTCGGACGATAATACCTAATTCGTCTAAGAGTTCCGGTTCAGCTTTAATAGCACCACGAATCAAACGATTAAATGAATCAGTAAGATCTCGACCTAAAGCAGCAGATGCTTTTGTAGCAACGGTACTTAATCTCTGTAATTGATTAGCAGTTAGTCCAGCAGCAACACCAATAGAAGCTGCTTGTGCAGCGTCTTTAAAAGCTAGCTGACCTTCTGTAGCCGCCTGCAAAGATGCCGTAATTGATCCAAGAGCAACACCTGTCTGTCTTGCATACGATAACTGACCTTCTTCTAATACTCGTAAATCAGCTGCTGCTTGGAAAAATCTAAATACTGCTGTCAAAGCAAAAATCTGGGCAGCCAAAGTTGCGTAAGCAGGAACAAGAACTCCTCCTACCATCTGAGATTGTTTTGCGAAATTTTTAGTAGTATTAGACGACATCTGTGCAGTACCGCGCATACCACGGTCTACATCACGAGTGCTTTTTGATACTCCATCTAAACTTTTACCGAGTTTTTTAGCACTAGCCTCTGTAAGGCGCATAGTGCCATTGTCATCAATAATTACTGTAACTTTTGCTGTTTTAGCCATACTTTTTCAAAAGCCTAACCTTGTACATTATGAGTAAAAGATTTACCAGGCCCTGCAGAATTTTTTGCTTTTCTTTCTTCTGCTTTTC